CACCAGTCTTTGGTGCGACGTAGCCCGAGGCATTTGGTGACATGCCACCCGTTGCAACCCCGGCCGTAATCGCTGCGCTCGATACTGAAACCGGGATGACGTTGAAGGACGAGCCGGGAGCGTTGCCCCCGTTGATGCCAAATCCGGTCATGTTCACACCGTTGCCAAGGGTCCGCGCCGAGGGTTTGCTGCGCATCGGTTGGAATGCCAACTGGCCTACGCAGTCAAACTGCCCCAGGGCCGTACATACTGAGAAAGCATCTCCCGCATTGATGTCGATGCGCTGCGCGTACCAGCCACACAGGGCTGCTTCATGGGACAGAAGCCTGGTGTCATAGCCAGTTGCGGTACCTCCCTCCTCCCATTGGAACTGGCCAAAGAACAACTGCCCTGACTGCGCCCCGAGTGCAGCGTTCCGGACGTCGAATCCGCTGCCGGATGACAGCCACACGGCAACTGCCGCATAGTGATTCGTGCTCGCCACTGTCTTACCGGAGACCGACGGTAGCGTGGTCGTCTTGCTGATGCGGTTGATACCCACATCCAGGCTGAAGACCTCTGCGTCCAGTCCCAGGGCTGTTTCAGAGCCGCCGGTGCCGAAATTCTGCAGAAACTCCACTGCGATTTTCCTCCCGGCCGCTCCGGAGTTGTAGACGGTGAAGGAGACAGTGCTGAGTACACCAGCGAACGTACGGACATTCTCAACCCGCTGTTCGAACACGAAGTAGTGCCCGAACGCATCGCTGTTGCCGGTCGAATTGGCACCCATCGAGAGACGCGCATCGCCGAATACACCGTCCCCCGGCACGTTGTTGTTTGCAAAAAGGCCAGCATCGACCATCGATCCAATCTGAACGAACCATCGATCCGGGCCATAGCCGGTCTGCATCACCGGCGTTCCTCTTGTCCAGAAGTCGAAGTTGCCATTGATGAGTCGGTTCTTGCCGGGAATGCGCCCATGGATGGCGTTGTCGACGGCGGACGGAAGTGCTGCGATGGCCGATTGCACCTCCACCTTTGCCTGGTCTGCTTCTGCCTGGATCTCCGTCTTCAGTTGTTCGACGTCCTCCACGATGGTTGCAACGCTCCCCAAAGCGCCATACACCTCGGCGAAGTTCTCGTTGATCTTGGTAAAAGCCGGGCGCTGTGTTTCACCCCGTTTACCATTCGCCTGAATGGTGTCGAGGTCGATAATCTTTCTTGCCATGTCGGGATCCTATTGTTCTGGTGAGAGACCGCTACGGATCAGAACTCAGCGTCGGCCCACCAATGCCACCAGCCGCCCCATCGGCCCGGGTTGTTCGACCAACTCACTTCATAGCTGGATGGCGAGGCGTAGTTCACTACGCAGGGAACACGGGAGATGTTGTCCTCGGCGATGTGTCCATCCTGCTGGGTGGTATCAGCCGAAATGATCATCACGTAGGGGTGCGCACGTTTTGCCACCAGGAAGCGCACGCTCTGGTAGTGGGCAACCCCCGGGTTGTTCAACGAGAATGCCTCGCGTCCTTCGTTGTGCGGCGTATTGGGCGGGACATCCAGGTTGTAGCTCTTCTCGTAGTAGCGCTGGCACAGGGCCAGCTCCACGCCGGGCGGCCGCCAGTCGAAGTTCGTTGCATTGCGCCCAGGTTCGACCTGGAACTGGGTAAAGCCGAAGGATCCATTCTGGCCTGCCAACGCCCCGCCATATCCACCGGCGCATAGATCGAAGACCACGTAAATGTGGTCGTTGCCGTTGGTTCCCAGCTTCTTCCCTTTCGTACTCGGCAACGTCACGGTGAGTGACTGACGCGACGCTCCAGTGCTCAACGTGAGGACGCCCGCCTCGGTGGAAACCTGAGGCGAAGGCGTCCCACCGGTTCCAAAGTCCTGGATGACACGCACACCCACCTTGCGCCCGGCTACGTCGCTGTTCGCCCAGACCGAGATCGTGACGGCGCCGCTGGCGCTTCGCACACCTTCGATTCTCTGGCCCATCCAGGCGCCGCTGTTGGCGACTGCACCGGATACCGTGCACACGAGGATGGCGCTGGTGTCTTCGGGATAGCCCAACTGTCCCTCGTACGGTACACGCTGGATGTCATGACTGCAGCTCAACGCAGAGTTGGAGAAGCGATCAGCAAAGAGCGTTTCTGCACCCAGTGTTCCCGAGCCGCTGCCGACACGTCCAGAAGTGCGACGCTGCCAGAACTGCAGGCCGCCATTGATGAAGAGATTGCGCCCGGGCAACCGCCCACTGATCGCGTGGTCCACCGTCTCTGGAAGCTTTTCCACCGCGGCCAGGGCATCGTAGACCTCTGCGAAGTTCTCGTTGATCTTGGTGAAGGCCGGACGCTGTGTTTCACCCCGCTTTCCATTCGGTTGAATGGAATCGAGGTCGATGATTCGTCGTGACATTTCTGCTGTTTCCTTGTCTTTTCGGGGATTGCACCAAGCAGCGCATTCCGCAGCGGTGCTCGCGGATCTCAGATTTCCGCGTCCAGGATGATTCCGGTACCCGCGTCGGCGGAGTCTGCGCTCTGCAGGATCCCGGCCTGACCGGCAGCGGCTTCGTTCAAGGACCCGATGATGGTCATCCTCGTCGAAGACACTTCGACCGCGTTGAGTGCCGTCAGGCTCGTCGCCCCCGATCCCGTAAGGAGTCGCCACTGCGGCAGGTTTGAGAATCCGACCGTGGGGATGGTCCGCATCCGCTGGCTGAATGGATAGATCAGGTACACCTTGTTGTCACCACGGATGAGGCCGACACCGGCGTTGAAGCGAACTCCGCCGTCAAAGTAGGAACCCGTGGCATCGGCCTGGTAGTAGCGCCGACAACGCTGCACTTCTTCGTCCAGCGGACGCCACTCGAAAGCCGTGGCCGTAGCGCCGCGCTCCCACTGGAATTCTCCGAAGTAGACCTGGCCATGCTGCGCACCAAGGCCGGCGGTGCGGTTGGCAAACTGCGTGCCCGCAGATACCCACACGCACATCACGGCGGCACCTTCATCAGATAGTGTTTTTCCCGAGATGGAGGGCAGCGTCACTGTCTTGCGGATTCTGTTCAGGCCAGGAGCGAGCTCGAAAATCTCAGGTGCAACGGCGAGTACCGGAGCGCTGCCCGTTGCGCCGAAGGTCTGCGCGAACTCCAGTGCGATCCTGCGCCCCCCCGCACCTGCATTGAATACCAGGAAGGACACCGTGCTTGGGGTATCGGCGAAGGTTCGCACGTCCTCCACACGTTGCTCAAACACGAAGAAATGCTTCTCCGCGTCGGTGTTTCCACTCGAGCTGACGGACAGCGTGTACTTGCTCCGGGGAAAATTGTTGTCCCCCATAGCCGTGGGGTTCCGCCTGAATACCGGATCGGCGATGCCCTGCATCTGAAGGAACCAGCGATCGGCCGTGTACCTTCCCGATGTGTTGAAGCTGGCACCCCGCTGCCAGCAGTCGAAATTGCCATTGATCAGGCGATTTCTTCCCGAGACCGCACGTGCGACCGCCTCGGGTACTGCATCCACCGCCAAGGCCACTTCCTTGAAATTCTGGTTGATCTTGGTGAAAGCGGGGCGCTGCGTTTCGCCCCGCTTGCCGTTGGGCTGGATGGTGTCCAGGTCGATCTGCTGAAGATCCATGTCCGCTCCTACGGCTGGTACGTCTGTTCGAACGTCGCAGTGATGCTGAACACCGATCCACCCAGATGGCTGTCGGTATAGGTGTCGCAGCCATACAGACCGGTGCCCAGCGGGCCCCGCCAGAAGAAACTCTGGCCCACATGGCCATCCAGGAACGCAACGATCTCGTTGATCGTGCTGCGATTACCGACGAACTGCAGCTGGTAGCTGCGCAGGCGGGCATTGAGCCCATCCGGCGCGGCTTGTGCGTATCCATCGCCGAAGCGCGCGCGCTTGACGGTGGCAGTGGTGGTGCCAGTGCTCTGGCTGGTTGCTGCCCAGGTAAAGGTGTCGGTCATCGTGCTGCACTCCTGCTGAGGACGCCGCCAGCCTTCATGTCACGCATCTGCAGGTCACGGTATTTTCGCTCCACGAACTGGCCGATCTCGTTGCCGAACTGCTGCAGCATGCTTTCGTTGCTGGTGACTTCCTTGCCACCGTTGTTGTCGATGCGGATATTGACTCCCACCCCGCCACCGCCGCCGGCACCGTGTGCCGCCACTCCCAGGCGGCCATCGGGCCCGCGCTGCAGCGGCATGATCGCTTCAGGCCCCGCTTCACCGAACACGCCGGCGCCCTTGGCGAATGCGAACAGCTGTGGGGTGTTGTAGATACCGCCGGAGTAGGCCGACAGACTCGGCGATTGGTAGACACCACCCTTGGCGTTGGCCTCCACCCCCGTGCCATAACCGAGCATGCCCGTGATCTTTTTGACGCCCCAGACGATTGCCTGCTGGATGGCGATCATCTTGAGGTCGGCGATGATCGACTTGGCCAGTTCCTTGTAATTGGACTTGCCCGTCTTCACGAAGCTCTGCAATGCGGCCTCTGCTCCGGTGAATGCCTTGGAAAATGCATCCTGGGTGGTCTTGGCGGAGTTCTCGGTTTTTTCCATGTACTCGCCGAGCGCGCTGCCGAAACCCTTGCGGAACCCCGAAAACCCCTTGGCGTCCTTGTCATCCTTGCCGCCCTTGGTATCACCTGCCTTGGCATCGCCGGCCTTGGCATCCTTGGGAGCTGCCAGGCCTGCTGCAGCTGCCGCCGCGTCCGTCGCAGCTTCCTTGGGCGTCAGGTCGACCCCCATCAGGCCGGCGATCTTCCTCGCTCCCCAGACCAGAGTCTGCTGTGCGGCAATCATCTTCAGGTCGGACAGGATGGACTGGGCCAGCTCCTTGTACTTGGACTTGCCGGTGGTCACAAAGCTCCGCAGCGCCTCGTCGGCGCCAGTGAATGCCTTGCCGAAGGCCTTCTTGGCGGCCGTGGCGGTGTTCTCGGTCTTGCCGATATAGTCGCCGAGCGCGCCGCCCAGACCCTTGCGGATGCCCGCCAGGCCCATGTCGTCCTTTCCCGCCTTCTCCTCCGTCTTCGCGGCCTTGCCGGCGTCACCGCCCGTTGCGGCCGTAGCAGACTTCGCCACCGCCTGCATTTGCGTGTTCAGGGCAGTCAGTTGCGTGGACAGGGCGGTGACCAGCGAGGCGCTGGTTGTCAGCACGGCGTTGAATGCCTGCTGCACCGTATTGATCTTTTCCAGCTGCCGCTGGAACTCCTGTGTGGTGCCGGTCATCTCGGTCATGCTGCGCCTTGCTGCCTGCATGGCCGTTTCCAGTGCATTGCTGGCGTCCACGGTGGCCCGTGTGCTGCCAGGCGATGTAGTGCTCATTGAGTGTTCCTCGGGAGAGTCGGCTCCGCATCGGCGGAGTCGGGACCGGGCATCGGCGTTGCCGCGATGGCCGGCTCATTCCTGCTGCATCTGCTCCAGGGCAGCGCGTTCGATGACGCGGATGGCCGCCATCACCTCGTCGTACTGGTCGCCATCGAGCGCTTCGCGCTCCAGCTCCCGGTAGACCACGTTGTAATCCAGCCCGATCGGGCCACCTGCGCCGACGCGCCACTGGGTGGCAACCCGCGAAAAGAGTTCGATGGGAAGCACGCACTCCGGCCACAGCTCAACCCGTGGCGGCGGAAAATGCTTGGCCTTCAATCCAAGCTGCATCAGCTCGGACTCGGTGGGGGCCCGCCAGTACAGGGCCCCCACCGCCTCGATCAGTTTCCCTTGCGTGCGACCTGCAGGGCCTGGGTGTAGCCACCGATGATGGCGCCATCCAGGCCGGCCTGCTGCTGCAGGGCCAGCTCGACGCCGGCAGTGTCCAGCGGCACGTCGGCATCCCAATCCACCACGATGTCCAGGATCGCCTGGGCCACGCTCAACGTGTCATCGCCCAGGCGCTCCAGCAGCTGCGCATAGTCGGCCACCGGCAGGTGCCGGTAGGTCAGGTTGAGCTTCTGCTCGCGACCATGACCGATGATGGTCAGGGTGCTCTTGAAGCTCTCTGGCGCCTTTACCTGGAACATCAGGCGCCCTCGACCAGGATGGAGTCGGCCAGCGCGGTGAACGTCGCGGTGGTGCCCATCGGGGTGTTGGCGGCCATCGTCGGGTCGCCGTTGTAGCTCAGGTAACCGTACCAGTACAGCACGTCGCCACCGACCAGCTTGGCGCGCAGGATCACCGGTTCGCCCTTGGCGTCGACGTTCTTCAGGGCCGAGTACCACGGCTTCTTCGGATCGTAGAACAGCGGCAGGGTGATGGTCTTGGCGTTCTTGAAGGTCGGCATCTGCACCTGGCGACCGGTCGGGTCCTCCAGCAGGGTGCCGCTCCAGTACTGCTGCTCGCCACCTGCGGTGGTCGGGTCGCCCTGCTGGTCCAGGTCGACGAAGGCACCGGCCTTGCGCAGCACGCCGGCACCGCTGGTGGCGGGGAACAGCACGTTGTCGGTGGTATCGATGCCCAGCAGTTCAACGCTGCCGGTGGCTTCGGCACCGGCGCGGGTGGCGCGGTTGTTCAGGGCCGGCCAACCCGGCAGCTCGATGACCACCACATCGCCGGTGTCGACGCTGTTGGCGGCGACGCTGGCCAGTGCCGGCGCAGCCTTGGAGATCGCGCTCGTGGCGATGGCGGTGGAGACGACCGGTGCGAAGCCGAACTGGGTGCCCTTGGGAAGCTTGAGTGCCATGTTGCATTTCCTCATGTGGATTGAAAAAGACGAAGCCCGGCGCGTGCCGGGCTTCAGGTGGTACGTGGAGCAGTGGAACTACGGGTTGGCGTACCACAGCCCGAAATCGAGCCGTGCGCCGTACTTCCTGAGTGCCGGTTCATGCACGGCAATGGCGGCGCCAAAGGATTCAGACTTCGGCAGACCCGCGCAGACCTGATCTTCGATGTCACGGATCAGGGTGTTGGCCTGGGCACGGGTGTCTGCCCAGACGGTCAGCTGCACGCGAGCGTGCTTCTGGTCGGGGATGGACCCTTCGTTGAACCACAGCGCCTGCCCACCCACCTGCTGGTAGACCGCGCAGGGATAGGTGACTCGGTCCGGTGGAACATCCGGGTACAGGCGCCCCTGCAGCAATCCGCCAAGCAGTTGCTGCAACTTCGGTTCGTAACTCATCGCAGTGTCCTCGCTCAGGCGGTTGCAGCCAGCTGTTCGGTGAACAGCACGGCGGTGTGTCGCGTGCCAAGGTCGGGCACCACACCGGTAATATCGAACGTGTGGCCGTCGTGCACGATGCGCATTCCGATGCCAATGCCGGCTCGCTGCGCCGGCGCCAGGCGCACCTGGAAGCGCTGGCGGCGGATCGCTGCGGACAGCCCGCTGTCCAGCTTCACCCGCTGCACCGTGTCAGCACGTTCAAGAGGAATTGCCGCCCACAGATCGGCAACGCTCACCCACGCATCCAGAGGTTGGCCCCAGGCATCGACGCGCCCATCCTGGCGCTCGATGCGGATGCGACGGTTGAAGTGACCGGCGTTCATGGGGTCGCCGCCAGTCGGTAGGGATCGAGCAGTGCGGCGACGCCAAACGGCAGCTCCATCGCGATGGCGGCAGCACCGACCGGTACATCCAAGGCGTGCGTGGAAACCACCACCGCTTCCCGATGCGCATACAGATGGCCCAATAGCAGGCGCACCGCAGCGCGGATGCTGTCGTTGGCCGGCAGGCCCTGCAGCAGCTGCGCGCTGCGTTCGGTGGCCACGGCCAGGCGACGATCAGCGACGTCACGCATGGCCTTGGCCTTGGCCGCGTTGGTCTCGGCATTGGCGGCGGCGACCGCGGCTTCATGCCCGGTCACCGCCGCCGCCATGTCCTGCGGCAACTGGTCCAGCGCCAGATCCAGTGCCGCCTGGTCGGCAAACAGCGCCCGCCGCAGGTAGGCCGACGCCGCGTCGGTCGCCGCGGCCAGCAGGTCGTCCAGAATGGCGTCGTCGTAGTCGCCGTCGATACGGCAGTGCATGCGGCACTGCTCAAGTGTCAGCAGGGGCATCGAATCCTCCTTCGTTGATGGATGTTGGATGCCCCGACCCTGCGCACGCGGCTACGCCGCACGCTGTCATCGAGGACGGTGCGAAAAGGGCAGGGTCGGGGCGGAAACAGAAACGGCCCCACCAGGACTGGCAGGGCCGCAAATACGATGACAAGGCACCGACGGGCGGCGTAAACGCAAAAAGCCCCCGGCGGTCGCCAGAGGCTTGTATGTCATCGTGGTTGAAAAGATACGCCTGAGGTGTGCACCCGTCAATCCGTAGACCGTCACCAGTCTGGTGACTTTTCCGGGCCCTGCGCCGGTGCAGTCACAGAGGCGAGCGGTGGTCTGGATAGAATGGTGCGGCACCGCTTCCGCGGCGCTTTCCCAGCCGGATTTCTGCATGTCTTCCCGTTCCGAACGTTTCCTCGATCCACGCACCGAGCAGGGTGTGCTGCGGCTGTCCATCGCCGCCTCGCTGCTGCTGGCCGCCGCCGCAGTGGTATTCGGCCTGCTGGCCAATTCGTCGCTGATCTTCTTCGATGGCATCTACGGCCTGATCGACGTGGTGATGACGTGGCTGTCGCTGCTGGTCGCGCGGCTGATCGCGCTGTCCACCCAGACCGATGCAGTGCAGTCGCGTTTGAACCAGCGCTTCACCATGGGCTTCTGGCACCTGGAACCGATCGTGCTGGGAGTCAGTGGAACGCTGATGATCGGTGCGGCGTTGTACGCACTGGTCAATGCGGTCGATGCGCTGATGTCGGGTGGGCGACAGATCGCGCTTGGCCCCGCAATCATCTTCGCGGCACTGTCGATCGTGGCTGAAAGCGCGCTGGCCTGGTTCGTGCTGCGTGCGAACCAGCGCATCGGTTCGGAGTTCATCGCACTGGATGCGAAGAACTGGGTGATCGCCGCGAGCATGTCGGCCTGCTATCTGCTGGCCTTCCTCGGTGGCGTGCTGGTGCGTGGCACGTCGCTGGCGTGGGTCGGGCCGTACATCGATCCGGCCATCCTCGCCTTCGTCTGCGTGCTGGTGATGATCGCGCCATTGGGCACGGTGCGGCGCGCGCTGGCCGGCATCCTGCTGGTTACCCCGCCCGAACTGCAGGCGCATGTGGATGCGGTGGCGCGGGCGATTGTTGCAAAGCACGGTTTCGTCGAGCACCGCAGTTACGTGGCGCAGGTGGGCCGTGGCGAGCAGATCGAGCTGTTCTTCGTGGTGCGTGAGGACGATGCGCCGCGGCCCCTGCTGGAGTGGGATCACCTGCGTGACGAGATCGGCGATGCGCTGGGCGAATCGTCGCCGGACCGCTGGCTGACCATCATGTTCACCACCGACCGGGA